TTGGCTGAACGCCGCAGATGTCATAGGCCATCAAGTTTGGCATAGCGCGACGAACCAAGCTGATTAGGATTGGATCGTAACCGCGGATACCGCCTTGAGCGGTAGAAGCAACGACGCTAGAAATGTCGGTGCCGGTTTGCATTTCTGTGAGGTACTGATCGCGCAGTGATTGCTCTTGGTTCTCAAGAAGAACTGCGGTAACTTTTGTCTTCCATTCATCACCGATAGCGGGAAGCGCATCGTGCTTGAGCACGGGGTTCCACTTTTCAGTTAGAATGTCATATGGGGTTTCATCGTTAAAACTCATTTTAGTATATTCTCCTGTGGATTTTAAATTATTTAGTAAATTCAGACTTTCTTAGCCAGACGGTTCAAAGTGCTAGCGTAGCTCTCTACTAGGGTGGTTGGTGCACTAGGTACTTTGCTAAAAGTCAATTCTGGAGCTGGCTGCTCTGGAATTGCTACTCTTTGCCCAAGATAGTGTTCCTTGAGTGTAAGTAGTTTAGTTTTGTATTCATCGACGGTGCCAAATTCAATATTTTCAATCAATGAAGCAAGTTTTTCAATTTGGGTATCTGCCAAATCCTTAGTTTCATTGACAAAAATTCCGGCACATTCAGCAATAAGAAGATCTTTCTTAAGCTGCATGTTTTCATGAATTACATGATTTAGATCATCTTGAAGTTGAGTTGATTGTTCATATAAACCGTCAAGAACATTGTATTTCTCGGCAGGAACATCAACATAGTGCATTTCAAATAGCTTCTTGAGACCAAGAATAAAGTTTTCAGCGAGAGTAGACTTAATGCCATTCTCAACTGAGAGTTTATTTTCTTGCATCCATTCTTCTACAACATAATCAAGATAGTCATCAATTTTTTCGGTAAGAGCAACAGTGATGTTTCCAATTTTGTTTTCAAACTCTTCTTGAAGAGCTGGAGCAATTTCTTCTGCAACAGCCTTGAGTTTGGTATCAACCGCTGCTTCAAAAAGGGTTTTAGCTTGAACAAAAAATTCTTCAGAAACATTTACTTCGGAAAGAAGAGAACGAAGGCTAGTTTCAAATTCTGCTGCTTCTTTCATGTCTTCAGTTTCATCCTCTTCTTCTTCACCTTGTTGTGCGGCTGAAGCAGCTACTTGAGCTGCCATACCTTGAGGGCGAAGGGTTGCTTGATTCATTGCAGCGGTTGCAGGAGTTGCAACTGCTTGTGGAATAACATCTACAGCACCATTAGAAGCATATGCTCCTCCGCCTGATGCGTCGTGTACTACTCCACCTACATTTTCTTTGATAATGCTCATTAAGTATTCGTTTGTAACTGAATCGCTCATATATGATCCTTTATGCTTTATTATTTAGTGAATTATTATATTTACTTTATGGAGATTTTATTGTTCCCGGAAGACCACCACCCAATCCTTCTGTATATTTTTTGAAAATTGATCCAATTAAACCAATATCTCCGGGTTCGTGCAATGGGCGAGTTGAAATACCCAAATTTTTATAAAAATTACTGACATTTGACATACCACGTGTTGCTTCTTGTTGAGCTTCAATTTCTCGTTCAAATTTCTTTTTTGCATTTGCAGCTAGTTTTCCACTCAATCCCATTGGACCCACACTATATCCTAATAAGGCTTTTCCACCACCAATACCCAAAACATCACCCGCCAAACCCATTGCACTAAGTGGACCTTTAGCGATTACTTCACCTACTGTTTGACCAAATTCACCCATAGCACCGTCACCCATAACAGAGGGATCGATTAAGATATTACGTTTTTGGCTGGATTTACGAGCAGCAACTGGCAAATTTACAGTTGAAGCTGTTGCAGCTTCGGCAATGTAATGCAAAGTTTGGATTGAAAAACTTCTCATATGCTTCTTAAGAAAGATTTAAAAACTTTTAGCATGTTTTTCTCTAAATTACGAGAAGAACTTTGTTTAATAGTGTTATGGTATTGTTCAATGACTTGGGCTTTCAGAATTCCATTATCCCAAACCCATTCTTTTCCTTCCATAATACCATTTACGAAAGCACTTGGGGCGGAAGGGTCAGCTACAATGTCAATTGCAGCTAACATAAAATCTTCTTGAACTTCTTGATAGCCGTTACGAGGTTTTAAGGACCCCATGCCACGACTGGAAACACCCATCTTTGCACCTTCAGCAATTAAATTTTTAACAATATTGCCCATAGGAGTGTTTAAAATTTTTGCTTTACCAACGATATCACGACCAGATTCACGTAAATTTTTAACCATGTGAGATACACGGTCTAGATTTACGGTTGGTCCAGTTGGGTGGTTTAGTTCACCCATTGCACGACCTTTTTCAACATATTCTTTAATATAACGGCGGCACTCTTTGATTAAAGTTGGAGTAGGATAAACACGACCATTGCGATTTTTTACTTCGCTTTGAAGAAAGACACCCTCAATAAAATAATCCTTACCACCGTTGCCGGAGTCTTCTTGAATGTACTGTACGTCTTCTACTAGTTCGGTGATAAGTTTCATGGATTAGTATGCTCCGTAGCTATTACGAATGCGATCTCCACCAATGTTTTCTGGCATTTCGTCGCCTTCTTCAGCCTCATCTTCATCGGTATCTTCTGCATCTTCTTCCATTTCTTCTTCCATCTCTTCTTCGGTCTCTTCAGCTTCAGAGAGAGTAAACATGGTTTTAGCACTATTTTGATATTCTTCGTCTAAACGAACAGACAATTTTTCAAGTAATACTTTATTAACAATTTGACGAAAATCTACTGCATTTTCGTTAACGATTGATTCAATTAGGGAAAGTTTGTCGGTCATGATAATAATCCTTTTACTGTTTTGGCAAATTCTACTGTTTGTTTGAAACCTTGTGGACTTTCAAACAATTTTGTCGCCAAGGCTTTTTGATTGGTCGCGTTTAAATTATCAAAAAGATACTTGACTGGTTTCATTTCTGACTCTGTAATATTTAGAATTGAGGCATTTTTAAATTGTAATCTTAATTTTTCTTTTTGCTCTAATTCTTCCAATAAATTTAAAAAATTACGTACATCTTCGGTCATTTCTACAGAGGTAGAAATAACAGGGGAGTGTAATGATTCAAAAAGTTTTGTTGATATAATAGTGCAAAGGTCGTTTTTTCTGGAAGATAATTCGTTTTTTAATCCATGTTGAAACAAATCATCGTCGCCTTCTATGAGGTTTTCAATCAATTTATGCACTCGTAAGGCGCTCATCATGCTGGCGGAGCTCCTTCTGGGGGAGCTTCTGCTCCCATCATCGCTTGTTGTGCTTGTAATTTAATCATATCTTCCTGCATTTCACTATCCATGACTTTAATTTCTTCGTCAGTTAAGCGAAGAATATTTTTACGAACATAACTTTGTGAAAGATATTTTCCAACATAACTTTCTGCAGCAGAAACCATTTTAAGTCTTTCTGCTAAAATTTCTGTTTCTTTGATATCCCAGAAATAATTATCAGTATTAAATTTTAGTTTTACGTAGTATTTTACAGAATTCCAGTCATCTTCTGTTAATGTCCCTGTAAGTAACAGTTCAACTTTAAGCAGTTGTAGGAATACATGGCCGAATTGATGACGAAGTCTTTCAATAAATTTGTAAAATTTAATTTCTTCACGACTAATTTCAGTCGTGCGACCCATATTAAAACCAGAATTTGTATCAAGTCTTGAAATTGGTACGTTTAGTGCAGCATACAATTTCTTTTTGAAGTAGTCAACGTCTTCGATCTGGGACATTGCTTGGCCCCCCGGCAACACTGAAATTTCGGTGCCTCGGGAACCTTCTCTACGCGGAATCCAATAATCTTCAAGAAGCGATAAATGATTTTTGTCATCTTTAATTTCACCTGTTCCTTGATTGTAAATAATCTTGTTTCTAAAGCGAGACATCATATCACGTAAATATTGCTCTGCTTTTTGCTTTGGTAACTGACCTACGTCTACGTAAAATACTCTTCGTTCTGGTGCTCTTGCAACACGATAAACCATTAGTGCGTCTTCTAATTGACGCAACATATTTACTGGACGAATTGCTTTATGTAAATATCCAATAACAAGTTTTGTGTTTAAATCAATAATA